GGATATCGCTATCCTTAATAGGCATTCTAGCATCGCTTTCTCTCATAAAGTTTTGGTCTACACCGTCCATAGCAGTTCTTGCTTGGTCTTGAAAATACTCTGTACGTTCTTGTGCGGTTTCAACTGGTACTTTAGCGAGAATTAAACCTCCAACCCCAATTACTCCTTTATTGCTTCCGCTATCTACTGTTGGTGCTTCAAAATCAGGATAATCTTCTGCTCTCACAGGTTCATATCCTTCTCTAATACGTTTAGACATATTAGATTTATCATCATGTCCTCTAGTAGCTTCACGAATCCACCTGAATTGATATCCAGGAGGTGCTTCTGGTGCGTCTAACATTGACGGGGGTTTCCAAGGCGTTCTGCGAGTTTGAGAGTCTCGTGTCTCTGCGGACCTAGAGTTTCTGTCCGTTACGACTTCTGTTGTTTTATTTTCGTCTGTCATTTTTATACTCCTTCGATATGCTTAGCATATTCTTCTAGCGGCACGTTTAGTCTTTTAGCTATCGCTACTTGACTAGGTGTCAACTTTATTTTGCGTGATGATTTTTTACCACTAGCACCTCTGCTACTGGCAGCAACCTGTTGCACGGGGGCAGATTGCTCTTCTGAAAACTTATGAGGGAAATTATCTTGCATACGTTTGTCCACTTCATTGTAATAATCATCAGAAGAAGGGTCGTAACCACTTTCAACTAATTCTTTATGTATTCCAAATGCTGCAAACGTCATTGCTTGGTCATCTCCAAACCATTTATTTTTCTCAGCCCATTCCTCTGCTTTAGGGTCAGGTCCTTTGGTCTGAGGTTGTAATGTAGGTTGATAGTTTTCTACTGGAACTTCTTCAACAGTATTCTTTTCTTTAACTGCGTGTTGTGCAGATAACCTTCTGAGGTTTTCTGCTTCAGCACTAGCTCTAGAAAGTTTTTCTGTTGCTTCAGCTACAGCTTCACCATCTCCTGCATCTTGAGCCTCTTTTAATAAAATTTTGGCTCCTGCTATTTCTGATTGTACCCTATTGTCGTACTCTTTGAAAAGGGAAGAATCAGAATTCTTTAATTTTTCTTTTAACTGAGTATTACTTTGGTTAATGCTTTGAGCATAATTTACAGCTTCATCTCGCTGTCTTTCTGCTTCTCGCATTTTATAAGTTAACTTATCAATACGTTTTTGTACTGAATCTGTTACTTCGTCTAATTCGTCTTTTTGTTCGACGACTTTTTCTTCTACAGGTGCTGTTTCTTCTTTTATAGAATCATCAACATCTGCTTCATGAATATCGACTTCCCCTTCTGGAAGTTCTAATTCTATTTTTTCTGCTTCATTATTTTGCATGAGTCCTCCTCAAGATTGTTATGATAAAATTGCCTCTGGGTCATCTATAGTAGCTAAGATTTCGTCATCATTTAAAAGTCGCATATCGCCACCTTCTATTTGAAAACGAGCTCCTGCATATCTACCAAAGATTACCCAATCACCTTCTTTACACCAAGCACCCTCAGGGAACTTATGTAAGTCTCCGTAAGCATCAGGTCCCATAGCGACAACATAACCAACAACAGTTGCTAATCTTTCTTTATCAACAGTTGCTTTAGCTAAATGTATGCCACCTTTAGTTACACTTGATTGTGTGAAAGGTAATATTAAAATACGATACCCAGTTGGTTTAGGTAAAGATTCCGCATGAGAGTCTAAGTTATCTGGGGTAATTACAGGTTCTGAACTTACGTCAGGAACTTCCTTACTTCCGAAATCTCTTAATACTCTATCTGGAACAGTTTTTGGTTCGACTTTACTAGTCATTTGCATCCTCCATATTAGAATGTAAAGTTTGAATTTCCTGTTCAGCGAAATTCAAACCCGCTATTTCACCAACTATTCTTTGATATTGCTCAAAATTCTCAATACTTCCAGAAGCTAGTGTCTGCGTAAGAGCTTCTTTTCTCTCACGAAATTTACGAAGCAAATGCTCCGTAGCTAAGATATAGTCCACTTATTTAATTGACCTATACCAAAGAAGTCCTTTAGTCTGTCCATAAGCAGCTTTTACTTTAGCTTTTTCAGGAGTTTCTAAACATTCTCCTTCTTTAACAGACTGTGTTTTTGTACTATCTTCTACACTTGGAAAACTAGGGGCTGCCTTTGTTTTCTTAGGTGAAGGAGAAGGGTACTTATCATTATCGTAATATTTACGCATTATTTTTCTCCATTTTTATTTCTACTATCCCGAACAGTTTTAACTAATTCAGTAAAGTTCTTATCAGCATCAGCTTTAGACTTTTGCTCTAATTCTTGTAAATCAATAGCAGCTTTTGTATCTTCTTTTTTAGCATCAGCTTCTATTTTTTCACGTTTAACTTGTGCATCTAGTTCAGCTTTTGTAAGCTGTACTTCTTTATCACGTACATCTTCTTGTTCTTTTTGCATTAACTGTTCTTTTTCTAATTGTAGTTGTTGCTGGAACATTTCCATTTGTGGGTTTTGTTGTGCCATCGCTTGTGCTTGTGCCATCGCTTGTGCTTGACCTGTGACTTGTTGTGTTGCTTGTGCTGCCATAAGAGCTATTTGATTCATAACTTCAGGCGGCATTTGACCATCTTCCATTTCTGGTAAAGGTTGACCCATCGCTTGTTCTATTTGTATTTTATATAACATCGCCTGATGTTCTTGTATATTTGCAGTTATAGCTTGTATTACTGGTGGGTTTGACTGTACCATAGGGTTTTGTAAAAACGCACTGTGACTTGCTATATATGCTTCATGGTTTTGAAAATCGAAAGCTTTTATTGGGTCTCCTGTTAACGCAGCTTGTTGCTCACTAATAGGGTCTCTCGGGGGTACTTCAGCTTCTGGAGGTAATAATGCGTCTATGTCTTTAATATTTAAAGCTATATACATTTTCTTATAAGATTCTCTTAAATCATGTAATTGTGGTGCTGCTTGTGCCATTTGTAGTTGTGTTTGGGCTAAAGTTATTCTTTGCGTCATACTAAAAATATTAGGGTCGCTAACAGGTATAACATCTACAGAATTATCAAAATCTTCTTTAAATACGTTTTCAGAAGCCCCTTGTACTTGATATGGGTATTGTTGTGGTAAAAACTCGCCAAAAACTCTTTTTAATATTTTAAACTCACATCTTTGTGCGTAATGTAATCTTTTGTGGATAGCGGACATAATTCTTTGTCCTTTTTCCATTAACGCAACTGTTGTACCTACAGGTGCTTCAGAATTACCATCTCCTGTTGGGTCTTCTACTGTAGCTGCAAATCTTTTACCAGATTCAACTAATGCCCCTAGTAAAGTAGATAATGTTGCACTTGGCTCTTTATAGGGCAAAGGAAGGAAAGCATCTTGTAATCTACCACCAGGAGCATCGACATCTCGCCATTCTCCAGGTTGTAACGGGTCATCATGCTTTTGAATATTCAATCCACGTGATTTAAACCCTGCTGGAAGGTTAGAAAGTGTTCCTGCGTCTATTAATTGACGTAAAATCGCTGTAACTGACTTAGTTAAGCCCCCCATCATGTGAATTAAGCCAAAACCGTAAAATCCAAGTCCAGGAAGGAACTTATAATGCGTAAAATGCTCAATTTTCTTCTTCATTGGGTCTTTTTCGTCGTAATTTGGTCTAATTGCAAGAATTTCGTTGTTATCTTTACAAATAGTTACAATATAAGGCAAAGCTACCCCTGTTTCTTCGCCATTTTCGTCTATATCTTCATATCCTTCTAAATCTAAGTCAACATGCATCTCTAAAAGGGTAAATTCTTCATCAGATATCGTTCTACTTAACCCTTGTAGCTCATCTATCTTATCATCTACGTCTGTTTCTTCTAATCCGCTTCCTGGAGACATCATTTCGACGTCTTTATAGAAACCAGACAGCTGTAATTTACGTAATTCGTTTTCATTCATATGAATTACGTGGGTAATTCTAGGAGAAGTTAATAAATCTACTGCGTAATACGGAACAACTAAATCTTCTGACTTAACAAAACGTGCTACCGCCCGTCCAACTGCAGGGTCGTAATAAACTTTTTTAAATGCGGAACCAGAAAGTGGAAGATAAAATAATAATTGGTCCATTTCTGGGTCATATTCTTCCATTTTGTAAGTTATTTGATAATTCATAAAGTTTTTAACTCTATTTGCTTTTTCTAATTTAGCATTATCAGTAATTCCTAAAACTTCTGTATCAACGGGTCCGCCTGCTGGCAACATTTCTTTATACGCTTGTGCTTGGAATTGGGTTACGGCTTCTGCAAGTATCGGATGATGAACTCCTGAAGCTCCAATAAAAGGTTGCGACCTTGAATCAGAATTTATTCCTAATAAATCTAATCCTTCGGTATAAGTTTGAAACCAATCGTTACGTGAATCTAAATCATCTTCAAAATTACCGACTAATTCATTAGCGATTGTATTTAATTCACGGTCATCTAAAGTTTCTGCTAAATTTTCTCCAAACTTTGACGTAGCTTGGTCTGGCATTTCACTGCCTCGAATAATTGAGCCGTCAGGTTGTACGAATAATTCTGTTTCTTCTTCCGCCTGAGGCATTATTTCAAGTTCAATAGCTTCCTCTTGCATAGGAACAGCTGATAAAGATTGTTTTTCTATAGCCATATTTTCAAATCATAACCTATTTTAATTAATAATAAACCCTTTCTCCCACATAAGGAGTTTCTTCTTCAAAATAATCTGTAGTTAATTGTAAAAAACCACCTTCTCTAAACCTTGCTAATGCTAAAGTTGTTGCGTCAACTAAGTCGTCATTTTCGCCTGCGGGAAAATCAGAAACTTCTTCCATAAGTTCTTCCCCAAATCTATTATCAGGTACCCAAACTCTTCCATCTTGAAAAATAGGTGATACAGAATTTAATCTTGCAATTTTATCTTGACCTTTTCCTGGACTAAAAGTGTTTACAGGAATACCTACTCTACGTAATTCTTGTACTAAAGGAATACCACTAGCTTTAGCTTCAATAATTACAGTATCAGGTTCCCAATAATCATATAACCGTAACGCTTCTTGTTTTAATTCAGGAAAATCAAACCGTTCTTTTATACAATCTATTAAAATTAAATGTGCTTCGTTACCTGCGTACATCTCATCACCGATTTTACCTTCAGGGTACCAAACGCCCCATGTAGTTATAGCAGTAAAGTCAGCTCTTTCTGATTTTAAAAATGCAGTATCATAAGACTGGATTATATATTCACATTTAGGTGGTTTATTTTCCTCCCAAACCATAAACCAATCTTTAGGGATAATAGAAATACCTTCACCTGTAGGTCTTTGCATATATTGTGCCGCCCATTTAGACGGACTAACGGAAGCTTTTATACTTTCTAATTCTTCTAACTTCCAAAACTCTTTCCAAAGTGGATTACCGCTAGGCAGTATTGCAGGAAATTCTATAATTTTCCATTGGTCAGCACCTTCATCTTGTGCCATTTTCTTAGTTAATCTACCCGTTAAATCTTTTTTATTCCAACGGGTCATAACTATAACGATTGCACCTCCAGGTTGTAACCTTTGACGAGGACCTGCCATAAACCATTCGTAAGCTTCATCCATCGCTTTATCAGACATAGCGTCTTGTTCTGAATGTGGGTCATCAATAATAAATAAATCGGCACCTCTACCCGCTAACGCACCACCAATACCTGCGGCGTAATATTCGCCGCCTTTATTTGTTAACCATTTACCTGCAGAACGGCTATCTGCTTTTAATTCTGTTTCAGGAAATAATTCTTTATATTCTTCACCGTCAATTAAATCCCTAACTTTTCTACCAAAATTAACTGCAAGGTCAGCGGTGTGGGTTGCTTCTATAATTTTTAATTTAGGATTTTTACCTAAAAGGTAAGCAGGGAACAAATGTGATGCAAACTCAGACTTTGTATGTCTAGGAGGCATATTAATAATTAAACGTTTTAATTTACCTGTAGCTATATCATCAAAAGCTTTCGCCATTTTTACATGGTGGTCGCCGTTAATAAATTCTTTCCATATAGATTTAACAAACTCCATAAAAGTACTTGTTGCTTTTTCTTGGAATTCTCGTTTACTTAATTCTTCTAATAAAACAGTAAACTCTTTCGCTTCAGCTTTATCTAAATGCGAAAGGTCTATATTTTTTAGAGCTTTTAATTTATCTTTATTGTCCACTTAGTAGCTGTCTTATAAAATCATCAAGTTGGTCATAAGGTATTTCGTCTACAATATCTAAATTTTTAGGGTTTAACGAAATTATAGTATCGCTTTCACCTTTCATTGCTCTAGGTGGAAAACGTAAAGAGTCATAACCTTCTTTAGTAAAAATATCGGCTATATCTTGTGAAAGTCCTGAAGGTGTTTTATTTATACTTCCTGGACCGCCTCGTAAGATAGTATCTAGTTG